GTTACTACGGGTCATCTAAAAATATTGAAAAAAGATGGTCTGTGCATAAAAGGGAGTTAAATAATAATACCCATATAAATTGTATATTACAAAGGGCATGGGACAAGTATGGTGAAAATAACTTTATATTTGAGATTATTGAGGAGTGCGATACAAATGTTCTTTTTGAAACCGAACAAAAATATTTGGATTTACAACCCGAATATAATATTGGTGTTAAATCAAGTGGTGGGGACAACCTTACAAGAAACCCCAATAAAGACGGAATTGTTAAAAAAATGTCCGAATCAGTCAAACGAAGATACGACTTAATGACCGATGAGGAAAAAAAAGAAAAACATTCTCACCCTATGGAATTAAACCCAAATTGGAAAGGTGGAACAAGTTTCAAATATTGTGAGTGTGGAAATAAGATATCACCGATTAATGATACTTGTATAAAGTGTCGTGATAAGAGTGGTGAGAAAAATCCATTTTTTGGTAAACAACACTCCGAGGAAACAAAAAAGAAAATAAGTGAAAAAAGATTAGGTAAGTATAGTGGAGAACAAAACATCCCAATAATAATAGACGATGTTGAATACAGGTCAGCGGGAGAAGCGTCAAAGATACTCAATATTCCAATGGTTACCGTAAGATGGAGAGTTATTAGTAAAAACAAAAAGTTTGACAATTACAGATATAAAGATTAATTTTAAACCTATGGAAAGACAAATAGATTTTAGAAAAACAATTACTGACATCTGTATAAAACTACCGGCAATACCATACGATAATGGTGACATATCAGATATTGGAAATGAAATAGGACTTGCAGTTGGGTATCATATTGAAAATATGACTCAAGAAGAAATTAATGATTTAATCTCAGGAATAAGACACGGTATAAGTTTAACAAACGGAACACATTAAATTATGAAAACAGAAGAAGAAATATTAAAAAAGTATGATGAGATGTTAAAACATACTGAACACGTAATGCGTAATATAGAAAATGAGCCGGACTTAACAAATCACCAAATTGAAGTAATGATTTGTGAGCAAAACGCTCAACATCAGATGAATGCTTTAATGCGTTGGGTATTGAATATTAAACAATAATGTAATATATTTGTTTTATGGCAAAATTAGAAACACAATACGAAAACTACTTGAAAGAAGTTCCAACCTCAAATCATACATTTGATGAATGGTTAACAGAAGTTTGGGAACCTGATATGGAAGAATTATTGGATTGGGATGTAACTTTACAAGACGGATTAGATGATATTGAATAATGAGTATAACAAAAATAAACCTAGATAAAGAAAACCGAATGTTACGGATTGGTTTTGGAAAACACTATGGAACTTGGTTTTTCAGAATTGACTTGTGGTTTTTCGGAATAAGATTAAGTTAATTATGAAATTACAAGAATTATTGACAGAAATTCTCACATCAGGAGAATTTTCAAAACCAAAAGACAAATTTGGAATTATTAATGAAACAATTTACGGAGAAGAATTAGAACAATTCAAAGACCGAATTTTGCAAACAGAAGAGTTTGCCGACTGCGAAGAATTGATTATAATGAAACATCCCGTTAATCAAAACGAACTCGGAGAAGTAATCAATCCAAAGATGTACAAAGTAAGTAGTGAGGATAAACATACCTTCAAAGGAAAGTGTTATTTGTTATCATTAGCACTTACACCTGAAATGTATGACCCCAAGAAATTACACGAACCTGTATTAGAGGGTGCTTCTATCACACCAGTACTTTATAACCCACAAACTTTTGAACCAAAAAAGAAAATTGTGTTAGAGTTTTCCCCTGAATTGGCACAAGACCAACGAATATATGATTTGGATAATCCATCTATGATTGAAGATGCTGAAAAAAACGGAGAAACAATTTTAAGAAAACAATTACACGAAAAACTTGATAGGATTTTTGATAATCCTGAAAATTACCAAGTCAAAGGTGAAAAAGGAATGTTTGTTAGAGGTCTTTTTGAAGAAGTTGTGAGCAAAAATACAAATTACAAAATGGACCTTGTAGGACTTCAAACAGAAAAACAAACTCACGCCACGGTTTATTTCTTCGAAACAGACGAAAAAAACTCAAAAGAAGGTAAAGTATCTTTGGTGTTAAGAACTATTCCAATTCCAATCGAACTTCGTGATAAATTTGTGGAAGAACTTGGACCAAAATCGGTTAATGTTACAAGAGAAGAAATAGAAGATTTCTTAAAAAGAAATGAAAAAAGAATATAAATAATCAACCTAAGCAAACTCAGAAATGAAAAACAACTTGGAAGATAGATTATCAAAATATAAATTCAGAATGGAATTATTGCGGACTAGTATCGGTGTGGTAGTATTAATCATTCAATTAATCATACTAAACCATTTACTTGGTCAATAAACATTAAAATCACCTTTATGGATTCGATTCCCCTTTATAGTTACATTGCAAATTTTTCACCAAACCCGATAGGGATAACACTTTACGACAACGACAATCAAGAGATTGGTCAATTTTTAGGAATAGACATCATTGATGGATACGTTTATGTTCACGATGGAACCGAGTTACAATCAAAGGACATGAAAGAGTGTTTCGTATTGGAAGGAGCATAAATATCTAAGTAAAGTGAAACCCAAGATATTTATGTAATAAATATGGGTTACACACACTTAGATAAATTGTTAAACGTTGTATTAAAACTCAAATACGATTGGATATCAAAAATTGATGTTCCATATCATTATGAAACAACACACGGAGATGTGTATTATGTTCATATCTATGTAAATGACGATATATTGAAAATATTAGATGACCCAAAACTCTTTCCCAAAAATCAATATAAAATTCCTTTAGATGAGTTTGAAAAGAAAACAAAAACAAAATTCAAAACTTTAAAAAAAGAAATAGATGACTTATTTCGTTCTCAGATAATGTCTGGTCAAGTGGACCAAGATATTTGGTTTTTCATTCCGACGCATTTAAGATAATTTGGAATACTAATTGATATCTATGAAAAAAATTATTCTTATGAAAACTATATTCTATTTCCTGCTAGTCATTTTTATGACATCTTGTTCGTTCTATAAAGTAACAGGACAATCACCATACCAATATACATCTGTGTCAGAACAAGTAATTGTTAATGACTTTTATGATGAACCATTCGATGTTCAAAATGTTTATATAAATTACACACCAACATTTTCATTTGTAGACTATTACTCTTGGTATTGGTGGAGACCAAACAGAAGATTTTATTATTGGATGTATCCGACAACTAATTATTGGGGTTGGAACTCTTGGAACGGATGGAACGGATGGAATTATTATAATAGTTGGGGATGGAATAGTTGGAATAACTATGGGTATTATCCGTATTATTTGAATAATTGGTCTTATTATAACAACTTATATCACCCCTACACTTACAATCCCTATTTTTATCATCCTAACCAAGGGTTTAATAACTTTAATCCTGGTTGTCATAGTCCTTTCTATAAACAAAATACTCAGAGTTGGAAAAAGAGTTTGAATCAACCACAGGTAAACTTACAAAAAATTGCTAACAACAAAACAAACTATTCTTCAATAAAACCACAACCTGTTAGAACCTTATCAGATAACTCTCCAAGAAGAAACGATAACTTTTCTCAAAAAAGTTATGAAAGACCAAAACAGGATATAAGAATATATAACGAACAAAGATATAATACACCGAGTCGTAATACAGAAACAAGAACTTATACCAAACCTGAACCTGTGAGGTATGAGTCAAAACCTACAAGAACTGAATATAGACAGGAAAATAGAACCACTCAAACCCCAAGATACGAAACACAAAGGAATAATTATCAACCTAAAACAAGAGTTGAGAGTCCAAGATATGACTACCGACCAAGTAACCGACCAAGTAACCGACCAAGTAACCGACCAAGTTATCAACCTAAGATTAATAATTCTTATTCACGACCTAATGTTGGAGTGAGAAAAGGGGGTAGATGATATATTTATCAGTA